GGGACTTAAAAATAGTAATGTTTTTAATTCCATTAAGAAATATCTTGAGTTAACTAATTCTTCAAACATCCTTACTCTCTTTAGAAACATTGAATATATCATGGATAGATTCTCTGTTACTTCAAAGAGTTCGGATTTATCAATAGGAAAACTTTCTTTTAAAGAGGAAGCAGCAGGAAAACTTAGGGTTTTTGCAATGGTTGATATAATAACTCAATCCATTCTCCAACCTTTACATCTTTCTCTGTTTTCTCTTTTTAAGAAAATCCCTAATGATTGTACCCATGATCAAGATCGAGGTTTCAAATTAGCTCAGAGTTTATCTCTTAAGTATAATTGTTCCTACGGTTTTGATCTATCTGCTGCTACTGACAGACTTCCTATATCATCTCAAGAGTCCATTCTAAATTCTCTATTTGGAATTGGTACTCTATGATCAGATATATTGGTTAATAGAGATTATAAAATAACTTCTAATAACTATGGAATTCCTACAGGTAACATCAGGTATTCAGTGGGTCAACCTATGGGAGCTTTATCCTCTTGAGCTATGTTAAATTTAGTTCATCATATGATGATTCAATTTATCGCAGTCCATTTGGATAAAGTACCTTTTGGTAGTTGATATTCTGAATACGTAATATTAGGTGATGACTTAGTATTATTTGACAAGGAGGTTGCCAATCGGTACCTTTCTCTTTGTAAAGAGTTAGGTGTTGATATCAATCTTTCTAAATCAATAATATCAGAGTCAAAACCAGTATTAGAGTTTGCTAAGCGAACTTCGGTTAAAGGAGTAGATGTTTCTGCTTTACCTTTCAAGGAATTATTATCTTCTAATAATTTCTTTGGAAGGTTAGCTCTAACAACTCGTTTAATCCGGAATTCATGAGGTAAAAATCTATTTAAGATATTAGTCATTGGTAACAAGAAGAAACAATCTTCTCGTATCGATACTATATATCCTATGATAGGTCTTTTAACTCAAGCTTACCAAAGAGGTCTAATACCCTTATCTTCAGTTCTTTCTGTAATTACAAATAAAGATAAACCGTTGTCATTCTTTGGTAGAAATATCAGTTGAATGACTCCAGTTTTAATCTCTAAAGTAGTTAAAGAGTTCCTGAAGACAGGTAATATTAGTAAGTTTAG